TTTCTTTAATTTCCAGACCCTCAAGTAATGAACGAATAGATTCGTTAACTTCAAATAGTTTTTCTTCTTCAGACTTCTCTTCCAAATTATAAATAGATTGTTCCTCTGCATAAATACCAACATTCGCACCAATTGGTTTCGCCAAATTATTAATTTCAGAACCTGGGAATACTTTTCTCCTTGGGAGTTTACTCATTTCGGCATTTCTGTTGCCTGCAAAGTGGCGCGAGCGGGGCCCGGAACCAGATCTTTTATCATCTCTCTTTGGATAATATACTTTATCCCTGGCGCCAGGAGTTGTATACGGGTCATTACGAGATCCGGGAGGAACTGCCAATAATGCTGATTCTTTGCCACCGCCTTCTTCGCCACCAAGCTCGCCACCAAGGGCTTCTTCAGCTTCACCGCCGGCTTCTGCTGCCGGCATTTCTAAGGGTCCACCTAATTCGCCGCCAAGTTCGCCCCCTAATTCACCGCCAAGTTCGCCACCCAGACCGCCACCTCCTGCGGCGGCTGCAGCTTCTGCAACCTGCTGTAACGCAGCATCATGCTTACGATCATAATACATCTCTTTTTGATTTCTAGCAAACTCTTCGTGCGACATACCAAAGATATTTTCCATAACCCAGCGACGAGAGAAAAAGCCTTCAGTTGCAGAAGCAGCAATATCAAACTTCTGCTTCCAATGTTCAATCTCTTGTAATTCAGCAATCTTGGATGGATTGTTTAGTAAAAGAGAAAAACTAAGAAGATCGTCACCTCTAAAGCCCAAAGTATAAAGATGAATAATGCCGATCTTAGTTAGTTCGGCAATGATAACTCTTTGAAGTCTTTGAATTGTTCTCGCAAAACGAATATCTTTTTGTGCGAGTGTTGTCTTATCTTCTGCTGCTCCTTCGCCCATTGCAAGATATGCTTGCGGTACTTTAAGAGCAGAGAACAACTTATCACGAAGATACACAATATCATCAATCGCTGTAATATTTTGAGCGCCGGCAAGAGATACGATATCGGTCATAGAGCCGGCACGAACAGGAATGAAGTAATCTTCTTCAATGCTCATTGGATTATAACGAAGATCGACTCGGCCTGTTTTGGCATCTATAACAGAATGTCTCTTAAGTTGCGATACAATCTTCTCCATATATTGTTCAACATCTTGCGGTGGAACTGCACCAACATCAATCTTGAACACGCGACGTTCCGATGAACGAACAACACGATATGCCATCATAGCGTCTTCCATAAGCGTAAGTTGGCGCCAAATACGACGAGCGGGCTCTAAAATAGATGAACCATATGGAGTATATTTATCGTTACCTAAAATACGGAAATGGCAAATCTGCCAGTTTTCAAAAGTCATTCCAGCAGAATTCCACTGGTATTGAACATAGTTTGGATTTGTTGCTTCTTTGCCTTCTAATCTCTCGATTTCTGCTGGAGGCAGCGCAATAACTGACTTTATGCCATATTTATCATCAATGTCTAAATACAAAAAGAAGTCGCCATATTTAGACATTGTACGACTCCAGCCAAATAAATTATATTGAATATTCAAAACTTGTTCATACAATATAGTAAGAACAGCTTTAATTTCTTCGTTTGAACATCTAACATTCAGCATTGGACTTAATTCTGAATGTGTTGTCATTTCATCTGCATATATATCCATCGTTGATGCAATCTCGGGCATGTATTCCATTTGATCAAAATCAACATAGCGTTCGGTTCGGCGCTGATTTGCAATTGCATCTACGGCCATAACATCAAGAGGACTATATAAAGACTTTTTAAATTGCTGGCCAGATGCAGATTTAAATCTTGAGCTAAATTTATCTAGATGTTGTCTTCTAATTCTTCGACCTGATTGTGATCGATAGCTAACGATTGGCCCAGAAAATAATCTCGTTAAAGCTTTAAAAAGTTCTGATTGAGAATTTGCTGGGTTTTTTGTATTTCTATTGGGTGGCATTTACTTTCTCACTTTATAATCCATTTATATTGTTCATATAATTCTTTAACTTCGGCCATTTGATCTAAGACATTATCCTGTCTATATCCGTCTTGCCCTTTAATTTGTGTATTCATAGTTGTTCTTGTTGTGATGATGGCATCGGCAAAAGCTTTTTGATAATTTAAATCTCTTGCATTTGCTTGAAGTGCTGTATCACGAACCCAACATGCAATTGCAAGAGCCATAATAAGATCATCATGATAGCCTTTCATTGCTTGTGGTTTGCCATTCCTCCAAATAAAAGTTTTCATCTCATTAATAGTGCGAGAAGAATATATTTTAATTAGTTTATTTCTGATAAACTCTTCTAATTTCGCAATAATCAATGGACGCGTTTTCATGCTTGTTGAAAATCCGGGTACAGCCGATGTTTGAACTTCGGCCTGATATTGTTCAATATATTGGTGTGTTGATTTAATAGAATAATATAAATTTGGATAACCATATTCTATCAGTTTATCTAGAACTGTGTAGCCAATATTGTTATTCTCGACAACTAACATGCAATTACCAAATTCTCGGCCGGTCTGATTGAGCAAGTTGGCAAACATATCGGGCGTTGATCTTCCTTGATATTCTCCAACGCATTCTAGCGTTTCTAATTTTATCATGTGAAAAGTAGAATAATCTTCGCCATCCCCTCTGGCAACATCTGCGGCTAACAAATAATTGCAGGTTGGATCAAATTCTTCCCAAATCCAAAAATTACGATCAAAGCCTGTACGATATTTAGGTTCTTTAACGAAGGTATGTAACAAGGTTATATCATCTGGATCTATAACTGTTTCTCCAGAAGTATTGAAATTGCACTGAAGTTCTTGTGCAATCTGGCGCTTGGACATGTTTTTGGTTTCTTTTTTATACCATTCTTCGTCTCTATCTGGATGTACATCCCACGGAAGAGTAGTTAAATGGAAATTATTTGCTTCCGCTTCTGCGCCAATACAAGTTGCGTGAAACCAATTACCCACGCCATTAGGAGTTGATAAAGCAATACAGCGACCACCAGTAGACAGCGTAGGATATAAGCCTGTCCAAAGCTCTTCTAAGCCTTCAATGTGTGCGGCCTCATCTAAAACCAAAAGAGACAAAGCTTCTGAACGACCAGCATCGCCTGAAGTAGAAGCCGCCTTAATAGAAGAACCATTCGAAAGTTCAAATGATGTGCGGTTATCTACATCAATAGTTGCGATCTTTATCCAATCTGGAAGATTACGCATAATGCCTTTTACTTTCTTAACAAGGTTTCCTGCTGTAGCAAACTTTGTAGCCATTACAAGAATAGCTTTATCGCGATGAAACAGCATCATCCAAACGATATAGCCAGCAGTAATGGTTGAAATACCAAGCTGACGAGCTTTAAGGATTACATTAAATCGATAATCATTAAAGTCTTTGAGGAGATCATCCTGAAAATTATACGTATCAAATAAAACTTGCCCGTGCATCGGGTGAGATATACGGGCATACGTTTTCAAAAAGTAAGACGGATCTTTACCGCACTTAATTATTTCCTTTACTTTTTGCTTTTTGTCTAGTTGAAAAGTCATGCATCATTAATAATCGGTTTAAATTGTGATTTTGTGATTCTCACGATTGCGGGCCTTTGTCTTTCTTGCGGCCGTCGTTATCGGGGCGCTTGCCGCCCTTACCGTTCCAGCCGCCGAGATCAAGGAAAGATTTCCAGCTAGCTTCTACAGCATCTTTAGACTCTGCGGCCAATTGCATTTCGTCGTTAAGGCCGCCTATCTTATAATTCTGGTGTGCTACAACCCACGAGCGAACGCGAGAAGTATTCTCAACGCGGACATCAATTTCGCCCTCCTTTGTTAAAGATACGGAATCGCCGGTAATCCTACGATACTCTTTTTTAAGGAACGAGGAAACATCAGCAACGTGTTGTTCAACTTCACTTTCAAAACCAGCAGCATAAACTTCCTTTAGTTGAACCTCGGACATATAACTTATACGCATCATATTGCCATGGAATTTGACATTAAAGCCGTCCATTACTCTTTTATCGAGAAGCGGGCGACCTTCTTCTCTTTGTAGCCCTACTTTTAAAGGTTCTCCGCTTTCGTCTAAAGCACCGTCATATGCATTTGCTGCAGCTTGCGATAAGCCTTGAACG